AAATCGGACCAACGCGCTTCAATCAAACAACAAGCTTCGACAACGTCAGCAGCCTTGCCGAATACGGCCAGCCAATTCCAATCCCGTTCGGCAAGCGAGGCACTGGCGCTGACGGCGCTCTAACCGGCGGTTTGATCCTTGCACCAGCACTGGTATGGAGCCGCATCTACAGCTACGGCAGCTATCAGGCATTTGAAGGCATCTACGTTGCTGGCGAGTACGGCAGTGACGCCCCCGAGCTTGGCGGCATCCGCGTTGGCACCACGGCGCTGAACAGCCTTGGCAACCGCGACTTTGCTGTTTACTGGTCCTCCCAGCTTGGTGAAAATCGCCCTACGCCCAGCCGGCGCATTGCTGGTACAGATCAAGGTGGCGCCAGCGGCACTGTTGGCCGCCAGATTTTTACCGCTCCAACCGAGGACGGACAGTTTAGTCAAGGATTTTCCATGGCGTACACCCCACAAGCGGATACGTCGTTTGGAACAGCCGAGCCAATCCACAACGGCACGGCCTTCCGCTTCAACTGGGAAATCATTTCGGCGCCTTATGCAGCAACTGAAGGCCCGGACAATAAAGACGCACGCCTAGAAACTCAAGCCCGCCGCCGCAAGATCGCTGGTTCCGATGCTGATGTTTTGCATCGCTACGCCGATCAACCCAAAGAGGACATTCCGCAGGTCGGTATGCCAGGCGTAGGACGTGCCTACTCCCGCCGCATGGGTTTCGTTGCTCACAACGGCACAACCTACGACAATCGCACAATCGTGGCAGTGTCAGAAAATGACACGCTGGTATTTGAAATTAACGGCACTAACTGGAAAGAGTTCAATCAAGATGACTTCAAAGGTACAGAAGTAAACGTTAAAGATCTAAAAGCATCTGCTGATTCGTGGCGAGCCCGTGCATCCGATTTGCTAGCGATCGGATCCAAGTGGATCATTGGTTCTTCTGTCTGGGTCGTAGAAAGCAGAAGTCCTGATACATGGAAAAAAGGTGTTACACAGCAAATTACATTTCGCTGCACCGCAATCACAGGTGTTGCCACCGTAGGCATCCCTGGCACACGCACCGTCCGCGAACCCCTCGGCGGCTATGAAGGCAGCCTTTTTAACCCGAATAAGCACTGCGGCGCAGCTTTCTTCAACATCTGCCGTCTGCACATGGCAAGCATCCGTCCTGTGCGGCGTGATGCTCAAGTGATCGAAATTGGACTCCGTAGCCAAGTCTGGAACCGCGCCAACGGACTGTGCAACTTCAACGCAATTCCTACTCCTTTCAAGCTGCATCAGCTCGATAAGCAGGACATAACGCTTACAACGCCTCGAATGGATAAGTATTTTGAGCGCACATCGTGCTTTTCTATCTGGGTACGCCCAGTTCAGGTTTATGGCCAAGCCCAGCAGCCTTGGCGCAGGATGCCGCAAGTTTTCTGCGTGACTGGTAATGCACCAGTCGATCAGTACAACTACATCCGCATTCGTCCTCGCCAAGTCGGTTACTACGAGTACCGCTTTATTCCACGCACTGGATCAGACATTGCAATTAACAGTATCGACACGAATCAAGTCGTCCGTCTCAACGCAAACACCGGAGCCGAATTTGGTCAAGACTATGCAACAGATTACGGTGCCTTTCGCGTAACAACGAACGGCGATGTCGTATCCATCGCTGACATTCGCTTAAACGACGAACTTGTAACAGACCCGCAAGAAGCCAGCAGCGTAACCACCACACAAACCACGCTCCCAACAGCGCTATCCCAATACGACCAAAGCTCAAACAACGGTAGTATCCAGCAAATCGTCAATGCGTGGCTCACCGAAAGACTGGGATATGCACGCGATTATCCCGGTCGCGTCCGCAGCGCCACGATCACCTTCGACAAGCCCGGCGTGGGGCAAATTGTTTTCAACGTAAACGCCACATCTGTAGCTGGCACACTTGGCGTCACCATTGGTCAGGTCTATCTCAACGCAAACCGTGAAAATCCTTACCAGTGGACAAATGTCTCTTACAGCGTCATTTCTGCAAACGGCACCTGGAACACATCCCACAGATTCACTGTCGTCATTCCGGTCAACAATGACTTTTCGCGCGTAGGCGGCTACTCCGCAGTCAACGTTGCCTTTGCTGTTACTGCTGTCCAAGCCGTATCGACAGTCAACAGCTCTACAGTCAGCAGCGCTGAGCGCGTATTTGAAGAAAACTCGCAGGTCTCAGACTGCAGCCATTATCTGGAGCTTACCAAATCCAACGAAAGCGGACCCGAGCATCAGATCGTTTACGTCAACGAGTGCATTTCCAACGAAACACTTGCCGAGTACTACGGCATGTCCACGCTGGGATTCACCGTTAAGTCCAGCGGTCAACTTGGCGGCATCGGTCAAATACGCGCTTGGGTGCCAACCGGTATCAGCGTTTACCGCTTGATTGAGCAGGACAACAGACCCAGCAACCTTTTCGCCGATCTTGTCTACTACCTCCTGACCAGCAAGAGCCAAGGTGTCGGCAATGTTGTCCCTACAGAGCTGATCGACGTCGAATCACTCACCACAACCGCCCAGTACTTACGCGCCAACAAGATCTTCTTTGACGGCGTGGTGGAAGACAGCGACAGCCTGCGCTCGTTCCTGTACGACAACGCTGCGCTTCAGCTATGCAACTTCACGATCAAAAACGGTCGCTTCGGCATGATGCCGGCACTGCCTTACGACAGCAGCTACCAGATCAGCACCACGCCCATCGCAATCGAGCAGATTTTCACCTCGGGCAACATCATCCAAGACAGCTTGCAGGTCCAGTACATCGACGCCGCCCAACGCGCCAACTTCCGCGCCTTGGTTACCTGGCGCGTCACCGTTGAAAACGATCTGCCGACACAAGCCTCCGCTTTGGTCGACTGGGCCGACATCCCCGAAGGCAGCCGTTCCACGACCCAGCAAGCTTTCGATCTAACTGACTTCTGCACCAACCGTGCCCAAGCACTGAAGACCGCACGGTTCCTGCTGAGCATCCGCCGCCGCGTCACCCACACCGTCAGCTTCAAGACCGTACCCGACGCCCTCGGCATCCAACCCGGTTCCTACATCCGCATTATCACCGAAGCCACCACCTACAGCGCCACCAACAACGGCGGCATCACTGACGCTGGCACCCTGGTCAGCATCACCACCATCACCAACGGGGACTACGACGCGCTGATCTACAACCCGAGCACTGGCACAGTGACTGAACAACGCATCACAATCTCAAACAACACAATTACAGACACAGCGTTATACGGCTGTCTGTTTACGCTGTTGAGCCTCGAAACAAGCGCGGCTGTCTACCAAGTGGAGCAGCTGACACTTGACGAGGATGGCCTTGTAAACGTCAGTGCTGTAGAGGTCCCCGTAGATGCCAGCGGCGTTAGCATTGTAGCTAAGGACGTATTGACCGAAGCAAATTTCCGCGTACTGGAGTAATGGCTTTTCCAACCTTGACGCCAACTAGCCGCGAGTTCACGCCAGGTGCGTGGCCGATCAAGTCGTACAACTCGCAATCTGGCGCCGAAGTCCGCATCCTGTACGGCTCCCAGCGCACCAACGCCAAGTTGAGTCTTAGCTACGAAAACGTTACTGACGCAAACGCCCAGCTCTTCATCGACGACTTCAACTCAAACATCGGCACACTGCGCACTTTCACGCTTCCTTCCGCTACACAAAACGGCTGGAACGGCAGCGCGGCAACTTTGGATGCGCCACCTGGCACGAAGTGGCGCTACGAAAGCGAGCCACAAATCCGCTCAGTAAGACCCGGCCGTAGCAGCGTTACAGTGAATCTGGTGGCGGTGATCTAATGGCCAAGGTTTATACCGGACGCGATGGTCGCCTGCTAATCGACGGCACCGAGCAAATCAAGGTCAGCAACTGGACTTTGACCGGCTCTCTTGAGGTGCTAGAAACCACCACGCTTGGCGAATCGCAGCGCAGCTACGTACCAGGCGTGCAGGAATTCAACGGCAGCGCCACACTGCTGTACTACAAAGACGACACAGGCCGCAACGACGCTGCCACTGCGTTGAAGAAAGTGCTGCGTGTTGCTGGTGTATCTAGCAGCGATACCGTCACAATGCGTCTGCGCTTGGTGGACGGCAATGCAAACAGCGACGTGCAGCTCACCGCTTACATCACCAGCGTCTCGTTTGGCGCCAGCGTGGGTGAAGTCAGCTCTGCCCAGATCAGCTTCCAAGCCACTGGTGCACTCACAGCGGTGACAATCTGATGGGCATCTACCTCGGCAATGTCGGCAATATCGAGCTGACCCGCATCTCATTAGAAGGCAGCAAAGCCTCAGTAATTAACCCTGGAGATGTTAATACCGAACGCGATCGCTTTAGTTTTGACTTTGACGCCAGCTTTCTAACAAGTGGTGATTTTGTTGAAATCAGTACTACTGACAACACAAACCTTGACTTTATTGCTGCCAGTGGTTGGGCCAACAACACTGTCCAGTCCAGCGGTAACTGGTACGTTTTTGTTGACGAACTTGGCGGCATCAAACTTTACGAGACATTTGACGACAGCCTTGAGGGCGGTGGCACCGGACTTATACCACTTGCATCTATTAGTCGCAACATACCTATTAACGTAAAAATTGCAGACACTACAGCTCGACTGCTAGCTTCTGTTACGGACTACGAACTAAACACAAACCGCGAAACCGTTGACATCACATCGTTAAGTGATGAACACCGCCAACAGCACAGCAGCCTAATTAGTGGTAGCGGACGACTTATCGCTCACTGGGACTACACAAACGTAATCAACGAAGAACCCGTGCATTACCTAATGCAACTAGTTCTTCGTACTGAGGTCGGATCGTCTTTTCACGGCAAGTTTTACGTCAAGTACGAAAACACTGTTCCACAAGGCGGCGATTTTGATG